CCGAGGTCATCGAGAACCAGCGTTCGGCTGGCGTCGGGATGCGGGCGGTGGACGCGGAGAATTACGCGCGGTACGTCCGATATTGTTTCCAGCTTCGGAAGGAAAAGGACCCTCGGCAGGCGCTCGCCATCGGGCGCGGTATTGACCAGCTTTGCGGCGTGCTTTGCATCGGCGAATATCCCCGGCAGCGCGTCGGGATTCGCGGGAAGAAGGCGGCGGTTAAAGGGAAGCTGGCGGTGATGCTGGCGAAGAAGAATGGAACGAGCGGGGATTAGATTCGACGAGGAGAAAATAGCCGAGGTCGAAAACTTCGTATCCTGCCTAACCCTCACCAAATGTACCAAGAGCGGCAAGGCTGAACCGTTCGAAATCCTGAAGCATACGCGGCGGATGATTCGCGGCATCTACGGGCCGCGCGACGAAGACGGGACACGGATAGTGCGCAAGTGCTTCGCGACGTTCGGGCGCAAGCAGGCGAAGACGCAGATCGCGGCGGCTATCGCGGCGTTCGAATTCTTCATGGGCGACGAGCCGATGCAGGAAATCTACTTCGCCGCGACGGCGGCGGATCAAGCGGCGAAGTGTTACGAGGCGATTCGGGACATGATCGCGGCGGACCCAGAGCTGGAGTCCATCGTTAAGATCACCGATTCGATTCGGAAGATAGTCAACCTCGTCAACGGCAACATTATGCAGGTGCTGTCCGCGGACGGCAAGAAGCAGCACGGCTCGAACCCGTCGATGGTGGTTTTCGATGAACTGCACGCCTGGGGACCGGCGCATCACGAATTGCATTCGGCACTCTCGACCGGATCGATGTCCCGGCGGCAACCGCTCTGGCTCACGATCACGACAGCCGGAACTGATATCGAGTCCCTCTGGGGCCAAGAGTACGAGTACGCAAAGCAGGTCGAGGCCGGGGATGTAGTTGACCCGTCCTATCTGCCTATCATCTACGAAGTCCCGCGCGACGCCGACTGGACAGATCAGAGTCTCTGGTATCTGGCTTTGCCGCTGCTGGAGACCGGGCATCATAAGTTATCGCTCTACGAGGCCGAGTTCCGCGCGGCGCTTGCGCAGCCCTCCAAGCAAAACGAATTCCGCCGGCTGTACCTCAATCAGCGAACCGCCTCGACGGTTCAATGGGTTCCGGCTAACGACTGGGCCGCGTGTCAGGGTGTCATCGACGAAGAGGAACTGGCAGGCGTCCCATGCTGGGGCGGGCTTGACCTTGGATCAACTCGCGACCTAACGGCGTTCGCGCTGACGTGGCCGATGCCAGATGGCCGGGTGATAGTGAAGGCGTGGGGGTACATCCCGGCTGGATCGATTGATGACCGCTGTAGGCGTGAAGGGATTAACTACCGAGAGTGGGAGCGGCTGGGCCATGTAAGGCTCACCGGTGGCACGGTGACCGACTGGCGGGCCGTAAAAGACCACATCGCCGAACTTCGGCAGCGGTACAAGATTCAGCAGGTCGGGTTCGACCGCTGGGGCGCTCGGGATATCGTTCAGGACCTCATGGCAGACGGCTTCGAGGTCGTTGAGATGGGGCAAGGCTTTGCGACGATGTCGCCCGCGGTGAAGCGGGCCGAGACGCTCATATTCGGCGGGAAGCTCGTTCACGACGGAAACCCGGCGCTTCGCTGGAATATCGACTGCGCGAAGGTCAAGGCCGACGACGCGGAGAACAAAAAACTAGTGAAGCCGATCACGAACACCAACACGCGACGGATTGATATGGCTGTGGCGATGGTGATGGCAATTGGAATTTCGATCTCTACTGAAGCACCGCGCGAAACAACCTTTTTAGAACTCTAATGAATCTTCTCGGACGCATACTCACGAAGCTAGGGGCCGACAACCCGGCGCCGGACGATGACTTTTGGTATCGTTCTACGCCCGGGCTTTCGACTTCTGCCTATCTTTCGCCAGAAACTTCGCTGCGCTTGGGTGCCTATTCGGCGTGTGTTCGCGTCATTGCGGAGACGCTGGCCTCGCTTGACCTGACCGTATACCGTCGCGACGGCGATGCCCGGTTGCCTGATCGCGACCACGCTCTCGCATACGTCCTGGGGACCGCGCCAAACAACTACATGACGGCGTTTGAGTTCTGGGAGTTGTGCGGAAAAAACCTCTGCACATGGGGAAACTTCTACGCCCGCATCGAAACCGATTCACGGGATAACGTTAGTGCGCTGTACCCGATCCCTCCGAGCCGCGTGATCGTTGGGCGCGACATTAACACCGGCCTAATTACCTACACCTATTCGGATGGTATCAGGCCGCAGCAATCAATCCTTTCCGATGAAATGTTCCACGTTCCGGGCTTGGGATACGACGGCGTCGACCAAATCGTCGGACTGTCGCCGGTTGAACTGCATCGGCAGAGCATCGGGCTTTCGATGGACGCCGAAGGGTACGGATCGAGATTCTTCGCTAATAACGCGACTCCGCCAGCGTATATTGCGGCACCTGGCGTGGTCAATGACACCACGAAAACAGCCATTCTGAACTACTTTGCTCGGCAGTTCGGAGGCGTCCGCAACGCGGGGAAAATAGGGTTTCTCGACAATGGAGCGGAGCTTAAAACGGTTCCCTTAAACCATCGCGACATGCAGTTTTTAGAGATTCGCCGGTATCAGATCGAGGAGATCGCGCGTATCCACCGCGTGCCGCTCCACATGATCCAATCGCTCGACCACGCGACCAACAACAACATCGAATTTCAGGGCATCGGGTTCGGCCAGTACACGATGGCTCCGTGGTGCGAACGGATCGAGAAGCGAATCAATATGCAGTTACTCGGGCCGCGTGAAGGCGCTTCGACTTTCGTGAAATTCGAGCTGGATTCGATCATGCGCGGTGATGCCATATCGCGGGCCGAATACTACTCAAAGCGGATCACCTCCGGCAACATGACGCCAAATGAGGCGCGTATCCGCGAGAACGACAACCCGCTTCCGGGCGGCGACAAGCTCTACATCCAAGGCGCGATGGTTCCGCTGGAGATGGCCGGTCAGATAGTGCAAAAGGAGGTGATCCAATGAGCAAAACAGTCATACACGGCGAGATCCTAGCGGCACACGAAGGCGGCGGGCGTGAGGTGTTGTTCTATGCGGGCACGCCCGTCATGCGTTACGACAAGCGAGACAAGCCATACTACCTTTCCTTCTCGCTTGACCCTGCGGCGGTGGATATGTCGAGGCTCAACACGGGGCGTGCTCCGTTTGTCGTCGACCACATGGAAGACGTCGGCCATCAGATCGGCGTGATCGAAACCGCGTGGCTGGCTGACGGTGCGCGGGCCATGGTGCGGATGTCTGCGCGGCCTGAGTTTAAGGGCATCGTCGACGACATCGACAGCCGCATACTGTCCAACGTGTCGATGGCCGCCGAGGTTATCGAGCGCGTCAAAATGCCGCCGATGGAAGACGACATCCCGCACGTTATGGCGTCGATGTGGCGTCCTTTACATATTAGCGTTGTCGCCCGTGGGGCGGATCACAACGCGCAATTTCTGAGCGACAGGTTAGACCTATCCGACCTGCTCGAACGACCTGCTGACGCTGGCGCGGCCAGCTTAGTGGACCGGGCTCGATTCCTGCTGGCCTTGGCTAAGCATCGTTTCGAGGCTGGACTTTAGCCGCGCAAGCGGAAAAACGACTGCGCAAGCAGAAAGGAGCATCACATGAATAAAAAGCAACTCCAGGAGCTGCTGGCCGCGAAGCGCGTCGAATTGTCGGCGCTGTTGACCGGGGCCGAAACCGCCGAGAATCCCGTCGAGGCCCTTGCGGCTGTTACGGCCAAGAAGGCCGAGGTGATCGAGGCGGAGACCAAGCTGGCGGCTAAGGAATCGCTCGAAGCCGAAGCCAAGGCAAATGCTTTGCTGGCTGCTAGCCGCAGCGGTGAATCGGCCCGCGTCATCTCCGACAACGAAGCCAAGCGACCTTTCGCGGACTTCGGCGAGCAGATGGCCGCAATCGCTTATGCACAGTCCCCGGCAGGCGCGTTCCATGGCCTCGGCGGGAAGGTCGATAAGCGACTTTTTGAAGTCCTGGCGGCCTCCGGCGCAAACGCGACCGTTCCTTCTGAGGGCGGCTTTGCGATCGCCACGCAGTTCTCCGACCAGCTTCTGAAGAAGGCCCGCGAATCGGCGAAGCTGTATCCGCTTTGTACCGAGATCCCGGTCGGACAAGGCAACGACGCCGTAGAACTTCCGTTCATTGACGAAACCAGCCGCGCCACGGGCTCGCGCTGGGGCGGCGTCCGCGTCTATCGGGCCGCCGAAACCGACGCGCCCACGTCCTCGAAACCGACCATCAACCGGCACGAACTGCGGCTGGAGACGCTCAAGGGCTTGGCTTACGTCTCCGAGCGCTTGCTTCGGAATTCGACGGCCATGTCGATGATTCTCGAAGACGCTTTCCAGTCTGAAATGGCGTTCACGATCGACAATGAGATCTTCCGCGGCACCGGCGTCGGCCAGTGTCTCGGCTTCGCTACTCAGGCGCACGAAGGCACGGCGCTGATGGTCAGCGTCGCGAAAGAAACCTCGCAAACCGCTGTCACGATCAACGCGACCAACGTCGCGAAGATGCTGGCGCGGTTGCGGCGCAGCAACGGCGGGAAACTGCGGTGGCTCGTGAATCAGGACACCTTGAGCCAATTTCCGCTGATGGTGATCGGCCAGATGCCGGTATTCCTTCCGACCGGGAACATCTCCGGCGGCGGCGAGTTCGGCACGTTGTTCGGTATCCCGATTCTGCCCATCGAGCAGTGCGAAACCCTCGGCACCGCTGGCGATATCGTCCTGGCCGACATGAGCCAGTATGGCGTCATTACCCAGGGCGGCATCCGTAGCGCTCAGTCGGTCCACGTCCGTTTCATCTACGACGAGATGACCTTCAAATGGGGCTGGGACGTCAACGGCATGGCGCTGTTGAAAAAGCCGATCACCCCGTTCAAGGGCAGCAACACGCTCTCGCCGTTCGTGAGCTTGGCCGTCCGCGCGTAATCAACCCTGAGGGGCGGTTCGCCGCCCCTACCACGAACCACAAAAGGAAATCACTATGCGTTACGAATCTCTCGCCTCTCGGCATGTGGTCAAGGGCCTTGATCCCGTGGCCGATGCCTTCGCCGGAACGACCGGCTCCGATATCGTCGATGTTACCGGGCACGGCTCGGTCACGTTCACAATCTACAAGGGAGTCGGCGCGACCGGCACCTCCACCGTCACCGTCGAGGCTTGCGACGATGTCACCCCGACGACCGCCACCGCCGTCCCGTTCTATTACAAGGCGATCACGTCGAACGACACGCAGGGCGCGGTCATTGCCGCTACGTCTGCCGGATTCGCCACCACGGCGGGCTCCAGTCAGGTCTATGTGATCGAGGTCGATTCGCAGGAATTGGCGTCGGCTGGCTTCAAGTACGCCCGTCTCAAGATGGTCGAGGTGGTTGACTCCCCGGTACTCGGCGGGATTCTGATCCAGCTCAACAACCCCAAGTACGGCGCTTCGACGACCAACTCGGTAATCGACTAATTACCCACCAGGGGCCGCCCGCGCGGCCCCATAACCACCCATGCGCCTCACCAGAAAAACACTCGTCACCGCCCCGACTCTCACGCTCGTTTCAGCGGCGGAGATCGAGGCGCAATGCAACGCAATCGGGATAGGTGCGACGGATTTCACTCCGTTCGTCGAAACCGCCACGGATCACGTGGCGACGATCTGCGACCGTGCGTTTCTGACGCAAACCTGGAAAGGGTATCTCGACCGATTCCCTGGAGATTACGAGATTGAGTTGCCGCTCGGGCAACTGCAATCGGTGACCTCGATCACCTACTACGACACCAACGGCACTTCGGCCGTGTACGCGGCCAGCAACTACGGCGTGGACGTCGCCAGCGATCCGGGCCGGATCATTCTCGAATATCAAAAGCTCTGGCCGACCGTTACGCTGCGAAACACCAACCCCATCGAAGTCCTGTTCGTTTGCGGCTGGACGTCGGCGGCGGCGGTTCCGGCGGCCATAAAGCACGCCATTCGCCTCTTGGCGGCGCATTACTATGAGCACCGGGAAGAGGTCGTGCTCGGCAACTCCTCGGCGGTTCAATCGGCGCTGCTGTCGGCTGGCGCGGAGTCGCTGTTGCGGAACTGGAGACTGTACTGATGCGCGGCGGCCAACTTCGCCACGTAATCGAGTTTCAGTCCGCGGTCGAAACCATCGGCCGCGCGGGAGACCCGCAACCGGAGTGGAACGAAACCACGCCTTTCGCCACCGTAAGCGCCTCAATCGAGCCGCTAAGGGCCTCTGAGCTAATCCAGGCGGGCGGGGTAGGCTATCAGGCTACCCATCGAGTGCGAACGCGCTGGTTCGATGGCCTTTTGCCGAATATGCGGATCAGACACGGCGTGCGGTATTTCGGCATCGCCGCGATTCGGAACATGGACGAGCGGAATCGCGAATATGAGCTGATCGTGATGGAAGGCCAGGGGCAGGGACGATGACGATACAGGAATCCATCGGCGCATTCCTCCGCGAAGACTGTCCGCTCATCGTCGCCGAAGTCGCCGCGCGTGTCTACTGGACGCGGCCACCGGAGCAACCGACGTTTCCGTTTATCGTCTTCCGTTCGGCCGGCGAGCGCGACATGGCGCGGGGGATAGACCAGCGCAGCGGTCTCGTCGCGATGCAATTCGAGATTGCGTGTCTCTCGCGCGTCTCGCAAGCGGCAGCGGTTGCCACGGCCTACGCGGTCGATGAATCGTTGGCCGGCTGGACCGGCAGGACGCCATCGACTGATGGCGGATGGACCGTGCAGCGGATCCAGAAAACGAACCAGGAAGATACCGCCTCCGACGCCTACATCGAGGCCGGAATCTACGGCGTTTCGCAGTCGTTCGAAGTGATCGCGAAGCCGTTTACGAGTTAGCGGCCACCGCCGCGAAGATTTAGGGGACCGTCGTGAAGACAGACTCCTGGGGGCGGCCTCCGACGCCCCCGAAACACCACCAAAACTACTGCCGTGAGGCAGAAGGAGCGGACTATGGCATATGATGCCTCCGCAGTAGCCGGTTCAGAGTTCAAATACACTGTTTCGGCGACGCTTACAAATGTTCGCGGCGTCCAGGGGATCTCGTTCTCTGGTGGCGAAAAGAACGACATCGAGGTCACCGGAATCGACGACGAAGACCAGGTATTCATTCCTGGCCGTCGCTCGGCTCAGGAAATCTCGTTCCAGCTGGCCTACTCGCCCTCCGATACCGTCCACGCGGCGCTTCGAGCGGCATACGAAGCCAACGCCGTGACCGGCGTCGCCTGCACCCTGGCGAGCGTCGACACCGGAGCCGCTTCCCGCGCGTTTTCGGCCTACGTGAAGCAGTTCACGGAGACGTTCGATCGCGATGGATTCTTGGCCGCTGACGTGGTCATGAAGCTCACCACGGCGATCACCCTCACCCCGTAACCCCAGCCGGGGCGGTTCGCCGCCCCGTTTCCTTCATCATCATGCTTCCCTATCCAGAATCTATTGACCTCCCGTTTCGCGGGAAAACCTTGCGCACGCGCCTGACCCATAAGGCCGTCATGAAGGCAGAAAACGACCTCGGCCTGAACATCCTGTATTTCCAGGAACCGATGTTGCTCCGGAAGCCGGTGGCGTTTCAGCTCGCCGCGTGGCTATACGTTCTTACAGCCCACAAGCTCGCTGGCGTGACCCTTGACGAGTGCATAGAGGCTAGCATGGGCGACGACCGCGAAGCCTACATGGGCATGTTTGCCAAGTTCATCGAGCAACTACAGCCGGTATTGATGGACCTGAACGGCCACCAGGAGGCGACCGAGAAGCAAGCCCCTTTAGTCGAGTCCAGTGGTGGCGAGAGCGATGGGCCACCGCTCGAATCTACCTCCGCATAAGCAGCGCTGAATTCTGGGCGTTGACGCCGTCGGAATACGCGGATCTCTGCATCGTTTACATGCGCAAGAACAGGGGGCCTGACGATGGCAAGAAATCCAATCAGCCGAGGCGGAAAACGATGGGCCGTTGAGTTTACGAACCTGAAGGAAGCTCAGGCGACGTTCCGGCAATTGTCAGATGCCGTCTCCGGCGTTGCTGGGGTTCGCGCTAACGCTACTGCCGCGGCGGTCATCGCCGCCGCATTTAAGGAAGTCTCCGAGTACCTCCGCGACAAGATCAAGTCAGCGGCCACGGGCAAGGGCGTCCCCAACCGCGTCCAGGCGGCCGTCTTTGCGTTCACGGACCTATCCAAGGGCAAGACGGCACGCAAGCAGCGCAGCACGCTGGTAGGCGTCCGCAAGGGCGCACCACCGCGCAAGGATTCAAAGCTGTACGTCGAATGGGGCGGATCGGGGAAGACAATCGGCATGTCGCTTGCCACCATTTTCGAGAAGGGAACTACGCGCGGGATTAAGCCAGCTCGTTACTTCCGCACCGGCCTATTCTCCTCCCGTTCCTACGTCCTCCAACGCCTCACCGCCGCCTATAAAACCGCCATCGAGTCCTTCAACAGATAACCATGGGATCAACAGCCAATTTACTCGCCCGCATCTCCGCCGACGCGTCCCCGTTCACCCGCGCCATCGGCGAAGTGAACGCGGCGCTCGACGCGGCCAACCGCAAGGCGCAAGCGACGTCGGGCGGGTTCCGTGCGTTCGGGGATCAGCTTTCGAGCATCGGAAACACGTTGTCCGTTGGTATCACCCTGCCGGTGATCGCATTGGGCGCGGCTGTCGTCAATTCCGCTGCCAACATGGACTCGCTGAAGCGTGGCCTGATCGCCGTATCGGGATCGGCGGCGGAAGCTGAGCGCCAGTTCGTCGGGCTCAAAGAAGTCGCGAAACTCCCCGGCCTCGGGCTGAAAGAAGCCGTTCAGGGCTCCATCAATCTCCAGGCGCTCGGTAACTCTGCCGAGCAAAGCCAACGCATCCTGAAGGTATTCGGGAACGCTCTGGCGACCGTTGGCCGTGGCCGTGAAGACCTTGCCGAGTCCATCCGCCAATTGGGGCAGTTGGGCGCGCGTGGGCAGGTGACCGCGGACAATCTGAAGCCGTTGATCGAGCGTATCCCGCAGCTATCGACGATTATCCGTGAGAAGTTTGGGGCGGAAGCGTTGGGCAACCCTGCCGAAACCTTCAAAAAGCTCGGCATCAACTCCAAAGAGTTTATTGAAGTCATCCTGACCGAGCTGGGCAAGCTGCCGCTCGTGACAGGCGGCGCAAAGAATGCCATCGAGAATTTCAAGGACGCCGTAGACCAGACCGCGGCGCGGGTGGGCGAGAAGCTATTGCCCGCGGTCGAGGCGTTGTTGCCGAAGCTGGAGAAGCTGGCGGTGGGGGTGGCGGATGCCGTTGACGGGTTCACTAAGCTAGATCCAGAGGTTCAGGCTGTTAGCCTTGCAATTGGCGGCATCGTTGTCGCGGCTGGTCCGGCGCTGATCGCGATTAACCAAGTCACGCAGGCAATCTTGGCGCTTCGCGCTGCCGGTCTCGCCATCGGCGGGACTCTCGGGCTGGTATTCGCGGGGGCTACCGCCGCTATTGTCGTCACGATCAACGACCTAGCCAAGCTATCGGCGAAATACGCAGATTTTGATCAGTCCCGAAAAGATGCGTTTATCCAGGACGAATTCCGCTCCGGGAAGACGGTCGAGGACCTGAAAAAGCAGGGTATCGCGGTCGATGACCTGAAGCGGGCATTAGCCGGGACCAAGGCGTTTCTCGGCGAGACGAAGAACGGCATCAAGGGGCTGGCTGACGAAACGAAGCTCGCCGTTCCCGCAATGTTTGCGCTCGGCAGCGGTATCGACGGCGTAAAGCTGAAGACGGAAGGGGCCAAGCCTCCACTTGTTGCACTCACTGCCGCTATTGCGGATCACCGCGAAAAGGTCGTGTCCTCCTACGAGGAGGACTTCAAGACCGCCGTCCTGAAAGAACGCCTCTCGCTCCTCCAGGCCGACTACACGAAGCGCCTTAACGACGGCGTAATTGCGCTGTCGAAGTACAAGGACGCGGCGGGTGCGGCGAATGCGGCTCTGTCGGAAATGCGCATCACGGACTCCGCGCCGGAGTTGAAAGGCGCTGGCTTCCCGAGCATCAAGAACCTCCCGCGCCCGATCAATATGAACGGGGCCGAGGCGGAGGCGCTCCAGAGAGCTATCGAACAATCCAGGCTCGACGAAGCCCAAAACCGCGCCGCTGGAAAGCGCGGCGTCGATATCGTCCGCGAGAACACGAAGGACGCCTTGGACGTCTGGAAGCAGGCCCAGGCGAAAATGCGCCAAGCGGTTTCGACCATCACGACGGACTTCTCCAGAGGCATCGCGGACATCATCACGAACGGCGGGAAGATCGGGGAGCTATTCGAGAAGCTGGGCAAGCAGATCGCGAACACGCTGATTCGGACGGTGATCGAGGGCGGGATTAATCAGGTCACGAAGTCCCTGGGCGGGCTACTGGTATCGCTTGGCGGCGTTGGGGCCAAGGTGGGAGGGCTGTTCGGGGGCGTGGCAAAGGCTGGCTCCAGCGCTGCTATACCAGGAGTGCTTGGCGGCGCGGCTAACGCTGCAATTCCTGGGATTACCGCAGGCGCTCCAGCGGCATCAAGTTCGCTCGGCTCCATTGCCGCTGCCGCCAACCCGATCGTCGCCATGGTGACCGCTGTGTCGAGCGTCGTTTCGGCCATTTCTGCGGTAGTGGCCAATTTCCAATTCGCAGCAATGAACAAGACGTTGGACTTGATCGAAAGAGAAGTCCGCTACACGAAGATCTACACCGGCGGTCAAAGCAACTCGATCCTCAATACAGCGCATGAAAGCCTGGAGGCATTGCGGTCGATAGCTGCTTCCACGAAGGGGCTGATCGGAATCAACATCAGCGGCACGCTCAACGATGCAGAGACGAAGCGATTGATTGATGATCTACTGAACGGCAGCGGGTCGTTCTACGCTCAATCGGCCCGCACGCTGACAGCGATCCATCAGGCTATCGTTGGCGGGTTCGACGTTCTGACCGGTCAAGTCAACGCAGCTAACAAAAGAAACATCTTTGAAAAGATATTCAGCGGCGGAGCGCTGTCGAGCGGGAGCCTGTTTAGCGGACTAGGCCAAGGCATGAGCGGCGCGTTTTCTTCGGCGGTCGGCGGCGTCA